CTAGAAAAAGCTTGTTTTTCATCATCACCTATAAAGTATCCATCTTGTTTTGGGATAAAACATGGTTGGGTAAAAGGTGCAAATATAGAGTTTTCACCATCATCAAACTGAAACCTATAGCTAAACCTAATAAACTTATCTTCTAGAAAATCAGGATCACCGCCAAAACTAGCGTCATAATATGGGTTAGCTGAACCATTAGGTAGAAGTGCGGTAGACACATCGTACATTGAAGTCTCTAAGCCAACAAAACTAATGTTAGCTCCAGAGGCTAAGTCTTGTATTTTAGAAACGGTTATATAATTACTGTTTATACTCTCTACTACGGTACCGGCTTTAACACCTGTCCCAATTACTCCATTTCCAATTTGAATACCAGTGTTTGAAGTTACTGCTAATATGTTTGTATTAGAAGATGCGGTTAAAGTAGTAGCAAGGACAACAGCCCCTGCCTGCTCGCTTGGTTTTACAACTCTTATACATTCATAAGGATTATATTTAGCTACTGATATTTGATCTTCACTTACGTAATAAGTTGGAGCAAAATTGTTAGCATTAGGGTTTGCTAGTTTTACGTTTATTTTTCTAGGTTGATTCCTACTATCTGTAAAGAATAACAACTCTTCTAAGAGGTTAACACCTATTATCGGACTAGTTGTTGAGAAATTCAAGAAAGCGCCTCTAACAAGCGCTCTAGTGTCACCAGTGATTGTATTGTGCTTAAATACAAAGTTGTTAGCTGAGGTATTGTAAATTACGGTGCTTTCACTTGAATTATCTGTATTATCTGTGAAAAAAGAATATATATCGTTATTAAATTCATCTACAAAAAAGCCAATACATTTAATATCCGTAACACTCACCGCTGCTCCAAAATCAAAAGCAACTGAGTTACCTAAAACATTTTCTAAAGCACCAACGTCGGATGATTCGGATTTACTAACCTGTACATTTAAAGCATCTCGATATTCTCCATTAGGTAATAATCGATCATCAAGATCTTTATTCATCTTGGATTTAATGAATGCGTTTTTAACTTCAGCCATTTAATTTATGATTTTATCCATTTAGATTTACCTCTCATCACTTGAACTATCTGATCAAGTTTTATGTTAGATAATCTTATTTTAGCGTTTCTAAGCTTAGCACTTTTTTCTCTTTTTAATCTATTAACAACGTACTCTGGTTGGTTTATTCTTGACGCAATTACTGCATGACTAATATAAGCATACATAGCATCTTCGGCCATCTTAGGAACTTTAGTGTCTAAGTCATAAGCTAAGCCGTCTGATATATATTCCAGTATGATTAATGCGCCAGCTAGATTACTTGAAAAAGACATTTTGCCTTCTCTATGATTTATAGTAAACCATCCATTTGTTTGCGCATATTGAGGATCCATACCGTAACGCTGACCGTAACCCATGCCAAATTCTTCCCACCTAAGAGAATCGAATTGATCATTATATAGTTGAGGTGTTAAATTACCATTTACTATGTTATCATTAGCGGAAGCCCATCTAGCTTCTGTTATCGATGTTCCCTCTAAGTTTTCACCAAAGTTGTCTTGAGTTGGAACTCCAACACTGTCTTGCAAAGGCATTGCTCCAGGATTAATAGTTAAGTTATTTGCAGGATATATAGGTCTTTTAACACCTAAAGCATCTATCCAAGAAGCTTTAACATAGTTAACATAATCTTGAGGTATAACAACACTCAAACTAGGAGGTACGTTTAACTCTTGAGACTTAGTGCTTTGCAGAGTGTCATAGCTAAATTCCTGCATAGCTCTTTTAGCATGGAATATTATATCTGTTCTCTTTGCACTAGGTATAAGTTTTCCGTTACCAACGTAAGCTATTATAAAATTATTTATTATTTCAGATAAAGCAGTATAAGCATAACTATCATAGTTTTCTTCAACAGCTTCTCCGACAGCATCTCTATTTCCATAGTTACCTCCGTCTAGTCTTTTTAATTGAACAACTACACTTGTGTTTAAAGCGACTGCAGCTGTTATAGTTATAGTATCACCTACAACAGTAAAAGCATTAATATACTCTGTATAAGTTAAAACACCTGGCGCCGCTGTATATAGTTTAAAATTATTTAAAGCGTAGTTTGTGTCTAATGGATTCCACGCAATTGCACCCCCGAAAACCAATTCAGTATCGAAAGTGGTTGTAAAAGCTTGCCCACCTAAAGCTGTTGCTGCTAGGAATTTTTGAGAACCTGCATAATACTGTTCATTAGTTTCTGTTATAAGTCCCATTTATTAGCTTTTTTGATTTATTTCTTCTTGTTGTATTTGTTGTGATGCTGCTTGAACAATTTGAGGATCTCTTATAACTATACCAGCGTAAAGTAATACTTTTAATATAACACTTGTTTGTTCTGTAGAAGATAACTCAAAATTAACTGAGCCGCCCGTCGCTGCGCTATTGAATATATAGCTGTTTCCAGGTCCAAGCGTAAAAGCCCATTGAACATTTAGTGGCTTTCTTAAGAAATCTACAGATATAGTATTAGTAGCTATAGTAGTAGGTCTTATAAATAATTTATTATTTTCGTACAAATATGTAGGAAATGCTAGCGTAGATGCTGTAAGGTTTGATTTTTGTATATTGTAAAACTCGTTTCTAGGAAGTCTTTGAAGTTCTGTAGGTAGTCCAACTGTAGGTTGGTACGTTACAGTTCCTAATTTATAGAAACCAGCTTGACCGATTGTTAACGGTGATAGCTGATTATAAACGATTTGAGTACCGTATAAATCAACTGTTGGTAAATCCCAGTAAGGATTATTTGCTATTGTTGTATTAAGCGTTGCATTGCCTGTAGTTTTAAATATAGATATTTTTTCATCTATAGCCATTTGTCTATCAGCATAGTCAACGTCTGCTTGTGGCACTCGTAGTTGTTGGTTTAAATCCTCGAAATATTGTTCGAATATATCTAACTGAACCTGAGTAGCTATCCTGTTAAATTCAGGTGGTGTCATATAGCCACGCTGTTCTTTGTTTAGTATTAACAAGACAGTTTTATATACTGTATCTACGTTTATTGCCATTTTTTTTATTTATTATAATATGGGCCCGATTAAACGAGCCCTATATTAATATTACATGTTATTTCAAGTTTTTCTCCACTGACCTAAAAACTTCTACACCTTCATCGGTTTTAAAGTAAGCAGCCATTGCAGAGTAAGGATTCTCATCGAAAGGAACTGTCATTAATTTTCTTCCAGTTGAAGCCCAAGTGAATGTTCTTTGATCCTGAGACAATACTATAATACCAGATTCCGAAGCTCTAATAGCTACATTTCTAAGTTGAACGTTTTCATCATTAGCTAGATCTAAGAATAGTATTGGGTTGTTCTTAGCAAACAATAGTAAATCTCTTTTAAGTTCCTTAGAACTCATATTACTAACTCCTGATCCTAGTTCTACTCTCATGATAGCTTCAGCTTGATCTATCTCCATTTCTCTAGCAGATAGTAAAGCATCGATTTGAAGATCTAATACATCTAAGTCATCTTCAGCTTCTTCAGCAGCACTAAACTCTTCAAATATTCTTCCTTTTAAAGGATGGTATATTGAAAGTAGTTTTTGCAGGTTTTGCATTTCTTTTGGCACTCTTAAATCACCATCAGCAAACTGTATGTGACCTAATGTACATTCTCCTTTTTGCTCGTCTACTAACGGAGATGATTGATTAGTAGCGTATCTTATTTCTCTTTGTACACCAGTGATTTTGTCAAAATATAATAACGGATGCTTTCTAGTGTGACGACACGGTATTGTTAGAGTAAGAGGGCTTTTGTTGCCTCTTAAATAATAAATTCTATCTTTAATTTCCCAAGTTGGTTTACTTGGCTGAGCAGCCTTAACAGGTTGTGCTTTAACTTGAGGCGCTACCTCAACTTTTTTAGCTTGTGCTTTTGTAGCCATAATATGATATAATATAAATGTTTATTTAATGACAATAGCCTGTTACTATAATATATACTAGCTAATGTCACATAAAGGTAATAGTTACCCCCGTAGTTTAAACGAGGGTAATTACTACATTAATTTTGAATCTTTTAGATTCCTTTGAATAATACAAAGTTGTTAGCAGCTTGAGTTACTAAACATCTTTCAGATAGGAAGTTTACTTCCATTGCGTCTAAAGTAGATGTTGTTGCTCCTCCAGCAGAACCAGTTAACCAAGATTTCATACGTCTATCATCAGATGCAGACGCTCTATATCTTACGTGTAAGAAAGGTCTTCTAATGTTAGTTCCTAAAATTTGATCATATACTGTAGATGTTCCAGCAGGTACTAATACTCCTTCAACAGAAGAGATACCAGTTGAAGCCCCACGAGTAGATGCATCATTTAAGTATTTCCAGTCAGTTTTGTAAAAGTCATAAGAACCTCTTCTAAATCCTGAGAATCCTAAGTTCAAAGCCATTTCTTCTGAATTTTCGAATAAACCAAAAGCAGTACCTCCAGCGAATCCACCAGAAATAGAAGCTAACATATCGTCAAAATCTAAAGACGTTTGTCTTTGTAAAAATAACATGTTCTCTTCAATTGCTCCTTGCGTGTCTAAGTTCTTTAAGATAGCATCAAATTCGTCTAATCCAGCAGCAGCAGTAAATCCTACTTCTACGTTTCCACGAGTTTGGATAGCAGCAAATAAACCTTGTGATCCAGGATTTGTTGCATTAGTTCCTAATTGACTGTACTCAGCTTCTACCATACTCATTTCTAAATAGTCTTCAAAACGCAATCTTGTTTCAGATTCAGCTTTTAAATACCATAAGTACCCAGATGTTCCGTCTTCAGTAGCAACTTCTACCCATCCAATTTGTGACATATCAGAACCAGAAATTGTATACTGATTTCTTAATATAATAGGAGAGTTAGAATATTGTGTGAAAGATGGAGTAACTGATACTCTAGCTCCTGTAGCAATGTTAGATCCTTTAGCATAGTCAGAACCGTATACAAATACCTTGATACCTGTTCCTAAAGCTACTGCTCCAGCAACTAAATTACCAACAAGACCTGCGTTGTCATAAGATTGTACAGTAAAGTTACCACCAGCACCAGGTACAGAAGCAGTTACGATAGCTTTAGACTCAGCTCCGTTTGCAGGATTTAAAAGCACTACAGTATCGTTTACAGATATAACATTTGTATCAGCAGCAGCTACAGCAATAACGTTTGTAGTTGCACCAGCAGCCACAACATTCGCCGCGACAGAAACCCCGTTGTAAGAGATGTGTAATCTATTTTGCTCAGACCAAATTACTTGATCAGACGTCATTGGCATTTCAGCGCCAACCATTTTTAAGAATCCAGATAACGTTCTGTTTCCATAACGCTCTACTTCTTGTTCATAAATTTCAGGTAAATACTGTTGAGCAAAGTTATTTGCGCCAGCACCAGCTCCGTTAAATTGGAGGTAGTTACTCTGTAAAGGTTGTTGTAATTGACTCGGTTGAATTGAACCGAATTGTGGAGTTAAACTCATAATAATTGTTTTTTTAGTTAAATTTATTCTTTTTAATACTTAGTTTTGAAGAACTAGAGTTGCCATTAACCGCTTTAACCTTCCAGCCATTTACAAACTCTGAGCCAGAGGATGTTTTCCTTGGTTCTGTTGTAATGTTTTTAGATTTAGCTACAACCTCTTTAACTTGATCGGCTTTACCTTGTTCGTAAAAGTGTTGAGCTATTGTGTCAGCGTTTCTAGCAGCATACAAAGCTTTGTGGTAACCTTTTGCATCAGCTATTTCTCCTTCTTTGTTTAGGAACTTCCCAATAAAGTTAGTAATATCTGATTGTTGCTCAGCCACCACTGAAGGATTTTTAACACCGTATCTAAATTTCTTTTCTCCTACGTTGAAATCAAAACCTTTGAAATCGTTATTGAAAAGTTTGTTAGTGGCATCTTTAAAATTCTCCTGTTTGGCAGTGTTTACTTTCTGCTCTTCGTTATATCGGCTAAAAAAGTCAGTTGCTTTCTGTTGGTCTTGAGTTACGCCTGGTCTCAACTTGATCTCATCGTAGTATTTACTCTTAGTTTCCTCTAGAAAGTTTCTAGCTTTATTAACTTCTTCTTTGAACGCAATTTTTTTCTTGCGTATATCTCTTTCCTCATCTAAATCTTCATCATATTCATAATCTTCTAAGATTATATCCATGTCTTGAGCGTCTAGATAAGGCTTTGTTTTTTTATAATACTCTCTTAATAATTGAGTTTCATCAACTGTAGAATAGTCAGCGTTTAATCTAACGTAATCTTCAACTGTTCCCCCAGTGTCTTCCATGAAGTTTACTAGTTTCTCAACATTTTCTGGTAGTTTTCTACCTAAAATCTTTTCATCTCTTACAGCTTCTTGTGCCTCCTTAGTTACTTGCTTTACTTCCTCGTCAGTTACTTCTTGTAAAGGCGTGAGCTTGGTAATAACATCTTCAGCGGACCCTTCGTCTTCTTGTCCCACTTCTTGCAATCCCACTTCGGGTTTTTCTGTGCGTAACACAGGTTTCTCTGCTTCTTGCTCTTGAATGGCATTTTCTTCAGGTTTTAACGTGTCGTTAGGAATTACTACTTTAGTAACTTCTTCTTTGTTTTCTAACACAGGTTCTTTAATACTAACCTTTGTTACAGCCGGAGCTTCTTGATTTAACTGTTTAGGTTTAGTGCTTTTTCCTTTTAAAGAAAACTCACCTTCCTGTTTAGTTGCTTCTTCCATGATATAATATAATTAAATAGTTAATTTGATAGTACTAGAAGTCATCTAGTCCGAAACCCCCTAGGGTATCATTTCCGGCTGACTCAAAATTTGTTGGTAATGAATCATTTTGTCTTTGTGATATTAACTCAGATTGTTGAGTTGCTTGTATTTTAGTTCTTTCGTCTTTTCTGTCTTCTATTTCTTTTTCCTTAGACCCTTCGGTGTTAGCTTTTATCTGAGCTAGTTGCATGCTGTAATTAAACTCTTCAGCCATTAATTGCTTCTTTATTTCAGCTTCCATTTGAAGTCTTTGTATAACAAACTGTGACTTTCCTTGTTCAAACTGCAGATTGCTTTCTGTTAAAGCTTGTTGCTTTTGGACTTCTGACATAGCTGCTTGCTCCGCTTGTTGGGCATTTGCTTGTGCTTGTGCTTGTATATTTTGAAGACTTTGCTGTTGCATAGCTTCTGCTTTTCTTTTTCGCTTAACCTTAAGCATTTGATTGGCTAGTTTCATATTAGATATGTCTCTTATATCTATTACATCTTCTAGATCAATACCACCTGTTTTTAAAGCTATTTGAATATTTTGTTCTAAAGCTTGTTTATCTTCTTCTTCTGGTTCTAAATCAAGGAATATACCAAATTCATGTAAATTTAATGATTCAATCTGCTCTAAAGTATCTACGTTAAAAGAACTTATAGAATTCATTAAAGCATTCTTAGTTAAAGGAAACGCTATCATATCTGCCGCTCTTAAACTAATGTTCTCTGCAGTTTTTGTAGTTATATACATTAATGACTGTAAGATATGTTTAGTAGCTACATTAGAGTTAGCTGCTGCTAATTTTTGTAAACCTACAAGAGAGTCTTTAGCTGGTTGACTACCGTCTCTAGCTTCGTTCAATCCAGTTACATCTCTAATCATTTGAAGATAATACTGGTAAGTAGTTATAAGCGCTTGTATTTTATTTATACCAGAAGAACTTTGTAATTCTTGAATTGGTATCTTAGCTCTATTTGGATCACCATCTTGAGTTAAAGATCTACCAACTATACTACCAGTTTGGAAGTACATGTTTAAAGCTTCTTGAGCATTATAATTTGTACCGTTACCTAGATCAACTTCAGCTAAACCATCAACGTCAACAAATACACCATCAGGAACTAACTTTTGCAGAACTTGTTGTATCTTTAGGTGTGTTATCTGAATCATATCTGCAAAACTTATAGTTTTACTAACTATAGATTCTATACGACCTTGATACATTCTAGGCGCAGATATACTATAATTCATAGCAACTTTTGTTTGGTCGCTGTATGGTCTTGTCATGTTTTCAGCCAACTCCCACTTAAGCATTTGCTCGTGTCCTAATATCTTAGCTCCACTGTATAAAACCTCTATTGATCTACTTACTGTATTGAAATTGTCATTTTCTGGTGGATTATAAGTGTCTGGCTTTTGAAGAGACTTTTCTAAACCTTGATCTGTTTGCTTAATCTTCCAAACTTGATCTGAGTACGTTTTATATTCAAAATAAAGAACTTGAACATTACTAGTATCATTATCTTGACCTCTAGGTGTTCTAGTGTAATTTATATCTCCAGGGTATTTTTGTATTTTTTCTAATTCACTATCAGTTAAATCAGGAAATTCTTTCTTTAACTCTTGTAAGCTTATACTTTTAACTTCACCTACATAATATATGTCCTCAAAATTAGGATCTTCTGTATAAGAATATATAATATCAACTGGATCTACGTAGTCTACAGTAATTCCATTAGCTAAATTAAAACCAGTTTTACTACAAGCAATACCTAAAACAGTTAAATCGTACGCTATTCTTTTCTTTGTTTGTTCGTACTTGTTAAAGCTAAAAACGTTTTCAATTAACTCTTCTTCAGCTATTTCTATAGCTTGCTTGTAGTTTAATTGCATGTGTAAATCTAACTCATTTTTATCTCTAGGTAGTTCCTCTATAGGAATACTAGTTCTTTTTAAGTCAATACCTACATTTTGGTTTGTTTCTTCTATCAATTCGCTAGCAAAAGCATCCTGAGCTATAGCTGTTGCGTGATCAGTTCTTTGCTTAACAGCAAAAGGATCTGAAGCATAAGATCTTATTTTATAACCTTTATCAGTCATACCGTTTACAACGATATCAACAAACTTAGATAAAACAGCAATAGGCTTCCAATCTAAATTAAGATAAGACAAATCACCATTTATAGATAACTCGTCTTTATATTTTCTAACTGACTGTTCTCCTCTAGCATACAGTCTTAAATTGTGGAAGTATTGCCAATTACTAGCAAATCGACCTCCAGAAGCTCCTCCTGTATCTCCTCTAAACCATTCGTTCTCTATTGCTCTTCCTACAGCGTGACCGTATTCGTAGCTTTGTTTCTCTTCATCAGAAACTACCTGGCTTGGAAAAGTGCTATTTGAATTTGTATAAATCATTTATCTTATTATTTTTGAGAACTCTCCTTTGTTATCGTATTTTTTAAACCCTAATGGTGTAACTGTTTTAACTTGCTTAAAAACCGGGGTGTATCTATTCTTGTTACAAGCCATTAAAGCTAAACCAGAACTTATGGAAGCATCATGACTAGTCCTATTATTTATGTTAAACCTAGCCCAGTCTTCTAATGTTCTTTGAAAATACATATTGCCATAACCTTCTTCTGTTTTACCAACATGAGAATTTATATATGTTTCTATTGCTGAAGCATGAGCTTGTTTTATGTCTTCACTAGAGTTCGGTATTCCACCTATCTCTTTTTCTGTTACTGATAATTTATTCCAAACCTTATCAGGTCTATTCATTGAAAAACCTCTATAACCTCTTCTCTTAAAATGATATAGTAATCTAGGTTTATTGTTTTCACATAATATAGGCATACCGTAAAACACGCAAGCCATTAACACGTCTTCAAAAAATATCTCAGCAGTTTGAGGTCTAGCTATATATTCTAAAAAAAATTGATTAGGTGGAACATCTTCCATACTAAATTTAGTTAAACCAGCTAAAGCTCCGTTAGAACCTCTCTTGTCAACCGTGCCTGATATATCATAACTGTCACAACCAAATGCTCCACAGTGTTCATTACCTGGATACTTAACTCCATTCTTTACTATCACACGGTTTTGTAGATTAACAGGTGGAACCCAAGATATTTTAAACCTACCGTCTTTATTTGGTATAAATATAACTCTTGAATCTAGCTTACCATCATGCCATTGGAAAGTTCCAGTGGTTACTACCGATGTGTTTTTTAAGTCAACATTATAATCTATTTGCTCGTATATTTTCGTTAGGTTAAATAAAGACTCTTTTGCTTCGTCTCTGAATGCGTGCTCTTCAGTTCTTGGAAATTGTCTATAAAATTCATTCAACCCGTCTTGGTCATCTTTTAATCCTTCTACTTCATTCTTCCAAAATTCTATAACACCTAATGTTATTTTATCACCAAATGAATCTAAAACTTCTTTTTTGGGTGTATCGAATACAGGAAACCCATAAGAATCAATGTATCCCTCGTAGTTCCATTCCATAGGTATGAACAAAGAATAGAGTCCTGAGCTAGTCTGCCCGTTGCGGTTTCTCTTTGTAACGTCTGATCCATGGTATAGTTTTTTAAAGTTTTCACCACCTTTATCTAAAGCATTTGATGTTGATCCCATCATACACTTTCCAATAATTCTAGAACCTAATCTTAACGTTGTCTTCGTAACCCTCCAGTTGTTGAGGATATTGTTCGGCCTTTCCCATTTACCTGATTCATCGTGGACGAGTAGTTTAAGTTTCTCCCCATCATAGGCGTTATCACCCGTGTTTTTCCAGTCAATCGTGGTGTCAAGACCTGTGAGCGTTTCCGCTTGTACCTTCGAATCGAGTCCCCTACGGGTAAGCTTGGATGCGGGTACACGATAGGCAAGTTCTGTCTTTGGCCTGTCCATACCGTCTTGTATTGGTTTAAAGAAAAAGGGATAGTTAACACTAATGGGCACAACTTTATCTGTGAACATCTTCTTCGCATCGGCTCCAGATTTGGACAAAATCCCAAACCGTGAATCGCTTGATATGGTTGCCATGTTAACAGCCTCCCCTGATGCCATGAATGAAAATCCCGAACGTCTGTTCTTGAGATATGACATACCATAACATCTTTTGTCTGCCTTGCAAGCCTCCCAGAATAAATAGAATAATCTATTGGACTCTCTAAAATCTGGCTTCCCAATATCAATCTTGGACCATTGCAAGTACATGTACTGAGTACCAGTAATATAAGTAGGCTTGTCTTTGTTAAAAAACCAATAACCTTTTTCACGCCTTTGAAATTCTTCTTCAATATAGTCATACCATTCTTCTTTAAATTGTTCAGAGTAATTCTTCCAATCAAAAACAGTTTTAATATTTTTTAATTCTTTGGGATATTCGGCCGCTACCCATTTGTTACCCTCGCTTTTAACTACGTTAGTAGCTTTAGGCAAGGCTATTATTAGATTTTGTATTTCATAAATCTCCCCAATTTCACCAGTCTTACTAATAACCACCATCTCATGATCTTCATCATAACCGTATTTCCATTTCTTAAATTTATTATTTCTATTTAAGATCTTGGGTTTAACGTGGTTAGGTAAAATTTTGTATAATGACTGCTCGTACATTATTTAGATCTTCCCTCAGCGAATCCTTTAAAAGCTTTTTCTTCTCTAGCTTCTTTAGGTTTCTCGTTAAGAATATTGTCTTCTTCATCTATACGTTTAAGTATTTCAAAAGCATCAAATATTGCTAATTTTTTAGTAGCAGCTGCATTTTTAAGCTTGTCTGCTGTTAAATCATCATCTGAATCTACAATAAGTTCTTTAGCTACCTTTACTAGTTCCGCTATCGCGATGTGCCCAGCTTGGATTATACTCAACTTGGTTTCCTTGGTGTTCATATTTGATTACAATATCATTAGATTTCATACAGAAAACTCTCTGCTCATCAACGATAAAATCCCATTCACTGTTAGGAGTAAATCCTACAACGTCACCTGGGTTAATATTAAGTGCTTTTAAGGAGTTATTACCATACTTTAGTATACCAATAAGCTTTTGCTCTTTATCGTTCGTTAGAATGTCTTCATTTTTTAGAGGCATTACAAAACATCTGTCTCCAAATGATTTCCAATCCTCTGTATTTTTATACAAATATATTTGGTCTACAGCACAGAAATATAAATCATCTTTAAAGTATGACCTACTATTTTTCTTTACACCTTTCATGTCGTAGAATACTCTAAAAACATTATGGTGTATTAACACTATATCTCCTTTTTGTATATTTGTTTTGAATGCTTTTGGCGTTTCTACTACAACAGCTAAGTTGTTAACAGATTTAAAACTTTCTATCTTAGTATTTAAAACTAAAGTTTTGTCACCAATCTTTATCTCGTTTTCATATCTATCACCAAGAGGTTTGATGATGAAGTCGTACAAGCTCTTCATTAATACTCTAAATCGTATTCAATAGATATTGCCATGTTAGAATTAAACTTCTTCCATGGCATTACCTCATCTTCTTTTTTAATGTATATACTGTAAGAGTTTGATTCTTGATCGTGTAGTATAGCTGTAATAGTATGTCCTCCATAAACGTTTTGCCCAACTGCATAATGCATGGCATCGTTTTTATAGTCAGAACCTATACTGATCTTTCTTACAATAGAGCTCATTAAGCTTTTTCCATAACAGGTTGAGCTTCTTCTTTTTCAACAACAGTATAACTACCATCAGACAA